CAATCTTTTTCGCTTGTCCTTGAGATAGCTTCAATCTGTGTTGGTCTTGCTGATAATGATAAACGTTTATTACGGGGGCTTTGTCGGGGGTGTCTATCTTTTTGCGCGAGACAGTCCAACAGAACCTATTGACTACACTCGTATATTTTTCTCAGATGAAAAGGGGGTGGGGGGTGGTTTCGGGATTTTAAAAATTTTTACATTACAATACTTTTGTGGCTCCCTCCTCCTCCCACCCTTTACCAAAAACATTTCGGGATTTATATAAAAAAGGGGACCCTAATCCCCTTTACCTATGATACCTTCTGTATCGTAATCTTTAATTTAGCTTCTCTATAATACTCATTAAATAGCCCTTTTACAAGAACCATCGCTGTATCAAGAGTCATGTCCTGAGCTACGACTGCATCATTTAGTAATACGTTGAACTTATCTTCACTCATAGTTATTTCCCTCCTTTTAATTTATTATACCAAAAAAATTTTAAATTTGACAAATAAGAATAAATTCTGGTATAATTCTATTATACTGGAAGGAGAATGAAAGTGATTAAGTTAGATTGAGATTTAGAAACTCCAGAAGAAAGACTAAAATGCGTTGAGAAGATTCTCGAAGAAACTCCTAACCCAGATCCAGCTTATCTAGAAAAACTGGCGGATTATCTAGTCTTTTGTATGGAGAAAAAAGAGCGCCATGAGCGCAAAATCCTAACTGAAAATCGCAAAAGTACAGTAAATAAAAGAGAAACTTCTTACGAAGGATTAATCTCCCAGTTTGAAAATGGTGAAGATGGCGTATATAATATAACAATAAACGACAAGCACATTATAATGGATCCTCATAAAGAAATTACAGCACAAGATAGAAAAGATATTCCAGAATTAGAACAAACAGACTCTGCCATAGCCGCTTGAAAACAAAGAGTAGAAAATTCAAAAGGAAGAGATGCGTTTATCGCAAAAAAGGCATTAATTGAAACTAGAAGAGATCAATATGTAATTAGACAACACAGAAAACCTCCTGTGCAAAGTATGCATTTAATTCATTCAGAGCATCATACAACTCTCCCAGAAGAAGTGCACATAGGGCCTAATGGAAATGTTGAATATAGTGGTGTTTCTCTTCTTAATCCAAAAATATGCTCATTAATTCTCTGTAATTACTCAAAATTGCGCCAAAGCAGTTATGGCAATTTTTTTAGTGATACATGATTCCTTATGGAAGAATTTGATTATGTAAGCAATCGCGCACTGAAAAAATATCCTCTTTATTATAGAATAGTAGAGTGCAAAATAGATGGCTTACAAAATATTCAAATTCAAGAAATTTTACAAAAAGAGTTTGGAATTACTCATAGCCTAGAATACATATCATCTCTATGGCGAAATAAAATTCCTAATTTAATAGCTTCAGCCGCAGAAGATGAATTTTTAGAGTGGTATTATACAGCAGTAGAAAAAGGCCACTATAAACGTTGCAGTAGATGCGGCAAGTTGAAATTAGCACATAATAAATATTTTAGCAAAAACAAAACAAGTAAAGATTCTTTTTATAGTATTTGTAAAGAATGTAGAAATAAAAAGGTCAAAAAAGTGTAATTCCTTTTTATAATCTATAAAAGGAGTAAAGGAGGAATTACATCTATGGTGAAAAAACCTAATCAAAACGATAAAATCTTTTGCGAAAAATGCGGGAAAATGCAAAAACGTGCGAATTTTTATAAATCGAATAATACAGAAAAATATCCAGATGGTGGAACAATTCCTATTTGTAAAAAATGCATGACTATGCATGTAGATAATTGAGATCCTAGCACATATCTATGAATTCTACAGGAAGCAGATGTGCCTTATGTTCCAAAAGAATGAGATAAATTACTTGTCAAATATGGGCAAGATAAATCTCAAGTAAATGGACTCAGTATCATTGGACGATATTTAGCGTTAATGAAACTTAATCAATATAAAAAATATCGTTGAAAAGATAGTGATGCTTTGCGCCAAGTGATGGAAAAAGAAATTGCAGAATCTCTTGAACGTCAAGGTAAATCTCAAACCGAAATAGATCAGATAATAGAATCTCAGCGAATAGATATACCGACAGAACCTATAGAAGTGCCGAATTTGACTCCTGGTCCTAAGCAAGATGAATTAGATAATTTTGCGGTGATGCCTGTTGACTTTAGTCAATCAGAACCAGAAGAAGATTCAGCTGAACTTGGATTAACGGATGATGATGTGCGCTATTTGCGTTTGCGCTGGGGCAAAGCCTATAAACCATCAGAGTGAATTGCAATGGAACGTTTTTACAGAGATTTTGAAGCAACCTACGATATTCAAACCGCTGGTCATAGAGATACCTTAAAAAAGCTTGCAAAAGTTTCTCTTAAACTTGATCAACTTATAGATTTAGGTGATATCGAAGGCGCGCAAAAAGCCGAAAAAATGTATGATAATTTAATGAAGAGTGGTAGTTTTACGGCGCATCAAAATAAAGAAGAAACGTCTAAAGGTATTGACTCTGTTGGAGAAATTGTCGCAATTTGCGAATCAAAAGATTTTATTCCACGTTATTATGTGGATGGGCCAAAAGACAAAGTAGATAGAGTTATCCAAGATTTACAAGAATATACTCGTTCACTTATTCTTGAAGAAACCAATATTGGAGAACTTATTGATAACGCGGTTAAACAGATAGAGATAGAAAAAGCACGAGCCGATGCGGCCGGAGATGAAGATATTTCAGACGAAGAAGCTCTAGAACAATCTCTCTTTTCTGAAGATAAAAACTATCTTAATGATAACTCTTTTTCAGAATTCACAAATTTTGAAGAAGAATTAGAAGAACTTGATCGTGAAACAATGTCCGCGGAATTGGAGAAAATGTAATATGTCTTTAGAAAATATGTTACAAGAACAGATTCTATCTGAAAGAACTGGCCCATCAGAGAATCTTTGAAAACTTTTAAATTTAAAGAAAGCCCGCAAAGTAGGTATGTCTCATGAACGTGTAGAAAAGAGTATAGATGCTTTGCGCAATTACGTTAGCTATTGGAGAGAATATCCAGATATGTTTATTGATTTTCTCCAAACAGGTGAAGATGGAACTATTCCAGAGACTGGATTAAAGTTTTATTTTTATCAACGTGTTTTTATTAGAATTGCTATGCGATTTAGATATGTATACGCGGTTTTCCCTCGTGCTTATTCTAAATCATTTTTATCTGTACTAGTATTAATGTGCAGATGTATTTTATATCCTCGTGCTAAATTATTTGTTACAGCAGGAGGAAAAGAACAAGCTGCTGGTATTGTAAAAGAAAAAGTTGAAGAAATATGTACTCTTGTTCCAGCCTTAGCGAAAGAGCTGGATAGGAGACCTGGTCGAACAAGAGAAGGAAAAGATTATGTCTGTTATGTATTTAAAAATAAATCTTGATTTGATAATATAGCAGCTGCGGAAAAATCAAGAGGTAAACGTCGTCATGGTGGACTTATAGAAGAGTGTGTCGGTGTTGATGAAAATATGTTACAAACAGTTATTGTTCCTATTATGAATATTTCTAGACAATGCATGGACGGAAGTATTCATAATGAAGAAATTCTAAACAAATCTCAAATTTATATAACAACGGCAGGATTTAAAGGAACTTACCCTTATAATAAACTAATTCAAACGATGGTTCAAATGATAACTGAACCAGATAAAGCTTTCGTTATGGGAGGTACTTTTAAAATTCCTGTATTAGCTGGTTTATTAGATAAAGATTTTATAGCAGATTTGCGCAGAGATGGTACTTTTAATGAAATTTCATTTTTGCGCGAATATGAGTCTAAATGAGCAGGTTCTTCAGAAGAAGCATTTTTTAAAGGGGATGCTTTTGATGTTAACAGAAAGCTACAAAAACCAGAATATGAATATTCTGGAAGATCTAATTCTCAAAGTTATTATGTAATATCTATGGACGTTGCTAGAAAGAGTTCTGGTAAACATGGATGTGATAGCGTTATAACAGTACTAAAAGTAATTCCACAAAGTTATGGAGAAGTTTCTATAAAATCTTTGGTTAATATTTTCACACTTTCTGACATGCACTTTGAAGATCAGGCAATTTTTGTTAAGAAATTATATTATAGATATAAAGCAAGAATAGTTGTAATTGATGCTAATGGATTAGGAATAGGTCTTGTTGACTATATGGTTAAACCTCAAATAGATCCTATCACAGGTATTGAATATCCTGATTTTGGCGTTGATAATGATGAAGAAGGATATTACAAACGTTTCCGTACGGATAAAACAGCACAAAATGCAATGTATTTAATTAAAGCGAATGCGCCATTAAACAGTGAAGCTCATTCTAATGTTCAAACTCAACTTATTTCAGGAAGATTAAAATTCCTTATTGATGAACGTTTAGCTAAACAAAAATTACTTGGAACAGTAAAAGGAAAACAAATGACCCCAGAAGAAAGGTCAGAAAAATTAAAACCATATACTCTTACTTCTATATTAAGAGAAGAAATGATGAATTTACGAGAAGAAAATGAAGGCATGAATATTATTTTAAAACAAGCTAATAAGTCTATTCGTAAAGATAAATTTTCTGCACTTGAATATGGATTATATTATATTAAACAAGTAGAAGATAGTAAGAAAAAACGTAAAAAATTTGATCCAGCAAAATGGCGTTTTAGTTCACATATTGGAGGGTTTTAATTATGAGAGCAAGTAGAGCAGAGATAAAAATAGAAGAAATATTAGAAGAAGCAGGATTAAACTTTAAAATGGAATTGTCATTTGAAGGATTAAATAGTCCAAATGGAAAACCACTTCGTTTTGATTTTGCGATTTTTGATGATAATGGAAATTTAGATTTCCTTATTGAATATCAAGGACGCCAGCATTATGAAGCAAGTGGAAAATTTGGTGGTAAGAAAGGACTTTATCAACAACAGTTTAATGATGCTAAAAAACGAAGATTTTGTCAATTACATGATATAAAATTAGTAGAAATTCCTTATACAGATGAATCTCTTATTAGTTATGATTATATTATGGAAAAAGCATACGGATGGAAGTAGTTGGGAGGTGGAACCTTGGAAAAAGAAGAAAAGCAAACACAAGTTAATAAAAAAAATTACTTTTTTGCTTCAAACAGGTATGGGGATATTAAAGTTGGACCAAAAGTTCTAAAAGACGCAGTTATTGATTTAGGAGCTTATCGTAAACTTTATGATAAGACTGGGTTGCATATTTATGATAGAGTAGAAATTCTTCGTGCGATTGCGGAAAAGGATGTACACAAACTTAGATTAATATCAGATTTTTTCTATAGAACAAATGGTATTTATCAAAGAATTTGTAATTATTATGCAACAATGTATAGATATGATTGATATACTGTCCCAACAATTTATGATGAAAAGGTCACTAGTAATCAAGAAAAAATAAAGAAAGTTATAAATGAATGGTTTCAAATAATTGATTATTTAGATAATTCAAATATCAGAAAAATTACTGCTGAGATATCTATGAAAGTAGTAAAATATGGAGTATGCTATGGATATATTGTCGAAGGAGCAGACAGTATTATGTTCCAAGAGCTTCCTGCTGATTATTGTCGTTGCAGGTATTATATAAATAATTTACCCGCAATAGAATTTAAAATGGCATATTTTGATGAAAAATTCCGTGACCCTACTTATCGTATGAAAGTGCTTAAGATGTTTCCTAAAGATTTTCAAAAAGGATACATTTTATACAAAGAGAGAAAACTTGTTCCTGATTTTGAAGGAGATACTAGTGGATGATATTTATTAGATCCTGGAAATGCGGTTAGATTTTGTTTAACAGGAACTAATGAAATTCCGTTTTTTATTAACGTTATTCCTTATTTATTAGATTTAGATGCGGCTCAAGATTTGGATCATAGAAAACAAATGCAAGAGCTTTTAAAAATTATTGTACAAAAATTACCTTTAGACAAAAATAATGATCCTATATTCGATAATGAAGAAGGAGAACAGATGCATGATAATGCTGTAGCGATGTTACAACATGCTATTGGTACTGATATTATTACTACCATTGCTGATGTAGAGGCTATTGATTTATCTGATACTTCAAATGTTGATAGTGACGATCTTGCGCGAGTTGAACGTGCTGTTTATAATGCAGCAGGTGTTTCTCAAAATTTATTTAATTCCGATAAAAATCTTTCTATTAACAATTCTATTCTTCAGGATGAAGGTTTAATGCGTGATTTAAAGTTGCAGTTTGAAATTTTATTTGATACAATATTACAGAGACGAAACTCGAATAGAAAGAAATATAATTTTAGATTTTATATATTAGATACTACTCAATATAATTATAAAGAATTATCTAAATTATATAAAGAACAAATGACAGTAGGTTTTGGTAAAATGCTTGCGCAAATAGCTTTAGGCCATACTCAAAACTCTATTCTTAGTACGGCTTATTTTGAAAATGATATTTTATCATTGAGTGAAGTTATGATTCCTCCTATGATGTCTTCTACTATTGGAAGTGAAGATATCCAAACTTTGGGCAAAGGTGGTAAAAATCAGCCTGCTCAAACTAAAACTAATACAGGAGAATCAAGTTCTGGGGGAAGACCTAAAAAAGATGAACGTGAACTTTCTGATAAAACTATCCAGAATAAAGAGAGCCAGAAGTAAGGAGATAAATAATGAAGCATGACAGTGTAAAATTAGATTCTCCTATTGAAATTGTAGATATAGTTCCTTTAAATCCACTCATTTCTAAATGTCAAATTAAAGTTTGTTATGTTGGAGATGAGCCAAATCGTAATGGTAGTGTAATTACAAAAGCTGTTGCTAAAGAAATGGCAAAATCATTACCAGGATGCCCTATAGTTGGATTTTACAATGAAACATCTGGGGATTTTGAAGGACATAATCAAATTATAGATATTTCAAATGGAGAATGGAAATTTAAAGATACTACAGTTCCTTATGGTTTTGTAGATCTTAATGCAAAAGTTTGGTTTCAGAAATTTGCCGATGATGGGGTAGAACATGAATACCTTATGACCGAAGGTTATTTATGGACAGAACAATTTCCTGAAGTTAAAAGAGTTATTACTAAGGGAAATAACCAATCAATGGAATTATATGAACCAATGTTAAAAGGATTTTGGTCAGAAGATGATAAAGAAGGACTTAGTTTCTTCATTATTAATGAAGCTATAATTTCTAAACTATGTATTTTAGGAGAAGATGTAGAGCCTTGCTTCGAGGGTTCTCAAATCACTAAAGTACAATTTTCTTTTGAAGAAAATTTCCAGAAAAAATTATTTGAAATGATGGAACAAGTTAAAGAAATTAATGGAGAAGGAGGTACAGATTCTGTGGACGAAGAAAAGAAGAATCCTGAAATGGATGAAGAAGTAAAACCAGAAGAAGAAAACGCTCCTGCTGAACCAGAAGTAAAATTTGAAGAAGCTTCTCAGGAAAATAAGGTAGATAATTCTGCTGCTGAAGAGTCTTCTGAAGATGATCAGCAAGAGAATGAAAATTCTGAGGACAATATTGTTTCATATAATCTTGAAGAAATTCAAGAATATATAGATTTAAAGGCTCAATATGAAAAACTTGAGTCTGATTTTAATGAAATGAAAGCTGATTACGAAAAGCTTGTAGAATTTAAAACTGAGGCAGATCGCAAAGAAAAACAAGCCATGATTGATCAATTCTATATGCTTTCTAATGAAGACAAAAAGGATGTTATTGAACATATTGATCAATACTCCGTTGATGAAATCGAAGCAAAGCTTTCTGTAATTTGTGTTCGTAACCGAGTAAGTTTTGATGATCTTGACAAGAAAGATGATGACGAAGAAAATACTACAACATTCTCTCTTGAAAATGATGGATTAGAAGATGATTTAACTCCAGCTTGGATCAAAGCTGCTTTAATTACGAAGAAAGAAATGGCATAATATAGGAGGAAGACAAAAAATGGCGAAAACAAGATTAAGTGATAAAGCCACATATGTCGCTCGCGGTTATGGTCAGGTAGAACCTAACCTCTTGTCTGCTCAAAAGACTGGTCAGATTTATGCACAGCTCCCTGCTGCTGCAGATATTGACATTCTCGAAAATGGTCAGTTTGCAACATATAACTATGCTGCAGATGAAGGCGGACAGGTAGATTTTGCTGGCGCTGGCGAGTGGATGATGGTTTTTAACGAAATTAAGCTTTATCGTGATTTTGAACAGGATTGCGATTTTGCTATGAAGAAAGAGAATTATATTGCTCGTATTTATAGCCCAATTGATGGTACTCAGGCACTTACTCAGTGGCAGACTCGTTTCTATGGACCACTTGACAGCGAAGGTAATCCTAATGTAGAACGTGTTACTACACCTGCAGATCCATATGAAATTGATGCTACGGATGATCCTTTCAAGAAAACTGAAAATTACAAAAAGCCAAAAGTGATGCCTGCTGGCACACGTATGGTTCCACGTCTCTTTAAGATTAATATTGGTGATATTTGGACAACTAATACTATTAAGGCTGCTCCAGGTAGTTTAAAAGTTGGTGATTTACTTACACCTGATACTGATGGTTATCTTAAAGTCGGTGAAGGTGCAGATGCTAATCATCCTACAATGCAGGTTGTTAAGGTTTATACAATGCCAGATATGCAGCCTGGTGTTAAAGTTATGCGTGTTAAATAATAGAAAGGAGTAAAGGACATGTTAGATAAGAAAAATTTTGTAGCATTAGCGAAGACTGTCGCTAGGGCTAATCCTTCTGCTCCAAAAGCTTATAGTTTTAATGGGCAGGACTTTAGCTATGAAGAATTAAATGCAACTCTCCGTAAAGAATTCCAGGAAATCGCTGGTACATATGCTCTTTATCGTGAGAATATTAATACTGTTTTCTCTATTATTGAAGAGACTCTTGATGAAGTTGTTCCAAAGAGAGTATCTGAAAATTATAGTCAGTTTGCAGAAGTAAAGACTTTTGGACAAGGTGATAAGCCAATTTTCCGTAGAAAGATTAGCGGAACAAATCGTGCTAAGCAGTTCATTACAAGAGTAGGACTTGCAGGTAACTATGAAGTATTCAAGCTCGCTAAGAGTTCTGAAAGCTTTGAAGTTCCAACTAGTGCTATCGGTGGAGCTGCACAGATCGGTTTCGAGGAATTCCTTGATGGTCGTGTAGATTTTGCCGAACTTATTAACATTGTAATGGAAGGCATGGATGATCTTATTTATCAAGAAATAGGAAAATCTCTTGAAGGAGCTATTAATCAGCTTCCTGCAATGAACCGTGTTGTTACAAATGGTTTTGATGAAGCCGCATTTGATGAACTATGCCGTGTCGCAGAGTCTTATGGTACTATAACTCTTTATTGTACAACTGAATTTGCGGTTAAGATGGTTCCTCAAGAAGCTTGGAGATATACTGAAGCTATGAAGGATGAA